TAAAGCTTCCGTATCCATAGTCACAAGCCCTAAATTTAGTCCAATTACTTGGTATGTGGAATGGTTCCACTACATGAATCTGCCTATTAAACTCAGTGAAGGCTGCACCTTCAGCAATATCCCAGTTTCCCTCAAGCAATTGCTTCCTTTGGTGCTCAGGTAGAGACAACAACATAGTCTCATAGTCACCTGTCTGCATCAAATAGGGGTTATCCGTCAACATAGCAGGGATAAACCTACGCTTAAACAGTGGTTGCCCCTCTTTACTGTGTCCTTTGGGATACACTAGGGTGGTACTGCTCTCAATATCTGTTGCATCAAAGGCTTTACCCGCTGGAGAAGGGTCAATAAACATCTTCTTCACCCAAGCATGGCCCGGACCACCCGGATTTGTTGTAGCTCTCATGAAGATTGGTAGGTCTGATGCTGCTGTACGCAGCCTAGAACGCATATAGTTCCACGGAAATGGCGTATGCCACTGCGTCAACTCATCAAAACCAATCCAGCTAAACGCCAAACCCTGATATCTCAATACGTCTTCATCTCTATCAAGGTAGGACATCCACAGTCTAGCCCCTGACGGTGCTTCCCATTGCATCTTACGTTCACTCCACTTGATGCCGGGGTAAATCTTTGGATAAAGCTCTTGACTCTTCCAAATAAGTTCTCGAAGTTCCTCTGTAGTGTGTCGTAACAGAAGCCCAGAAAACTGTGGATGTACCATATACCTAAGCGGATCTGCTAACATAGCGTAGCTTTTACCACCACCAGCAGCACCACCATATAACACCTCCCTCTCTGAGGAAGCTAAGAAGAATGTTTGTGGCCCTACGTTGGGCTTAAACAATACTTCCCTGTCATCAGCTATCGCTGGAGGAATCTCTGGCGAGTTTACTATCGATATATTCGGTGAGCTTGCTGTACTGTTCTGACTCGAAGTATCCTGTTTGGTCTTCCCTGCCGAGCCTCTTAGATTTTTCTTCGTACCTTTCCGCTTGCTCAAGGGCTTTTTTGAGCCTTGTGGCAAGGTTGCGGTAAGTAGCGGATTTTCGTCCATGAGTTCTTTCAGTCTTTATTCTCTTTAACAATCCCACATGACTTATTGTTCTACCTGTTGTGGTGGTAAGCCAAGCTGCTACCTGCCTAGAGCTATACTGTTTTAAATGTTTCTTAGCTAGTTCTAACGCTTCAAGCTCTGTAGGTATTGGCTGCAAGAGGTTAGGGTCTTCTTCATCTTGTCTGTAACCAAATGGTATAGTTTTTCTAATCTTTGGAATAGGGACATATGTTTCCTTTGCTTTGGGCTGGGGTAATATCCAAGCCCCTAAGTCTCTATCACTCACCGCTATCTTTGGCTGGTAAAATCATGATGCCGTTAGGTGCTGTCACCTGAACTTTCTCTGTCTTCACCAAACCAGCCCTGTCTAACAAATCCTTAGCAGCGTTAAGCTTTTCTTTCAAGCCTAGCTCTGTAGGGTCAGAAATGCCACTGACAACAGCCATAGCTGCTCTAGGAGCGTTCATAGCGATGTATAGCTGTGTAGCCTCAATCACTTCTTCCTTAAGTACTTCCATGAGTACCTTGGTATTGTAGCCTTCGCTATAGCCAGCAAGCTGCCTAGCCTTGTGAGGATTGCCCCCAGCCTCAGCAAATAACACCTCAATGAATCTCTTCTGTTGTTCGCTTAGTTCTCTTTTAGCCATAATAATCTCTTATAAATTTGATATAGAATATTGTTCATTCACTCGAATAGAAACAACAATAGAACTATTAGCACTTGCTAGTCCTCTTATCTTGTCACCAGCTTCCAGATATAACACATTTGTAATTTGTAACACACTGTTAGGTTCCATCCTCACAGTGGTAGCAATCGGGTAGTAAGTTGTATTAGACAATTTATACCAGTCTAAGTTAAAAGTAATTGCCGAAGATGTAATATTACTGATGAGAATGGAATCGATGGTGCTCTTAAAACTAGTAGGCACAGAATATACATCTGCGTTACTGGTTGTTAGCGTCAAACCTAATGTTCTATTTTTAGTGGTCATGTTAAATCATAGAAAGAAAGAGAACCAATACCACCACCAGTTGCTGATACTGTTCTAGCAGCTAATGTATAAATGTCACTCACACTTGCTAAAGTTCTACCAAGTTGTAAATCCCAATTGTAACCAGACCCTGTAGCTAATGGGACTCTTCCAGATTTACCTGTAGTGTACTCACTGTATACAATTGTTCCACCAGTCATAGATGTAGAAGCTATGTCTTGTTCTACATTACTAGTAGAAGAAACTGCTGTCCATGTTGGTGTTGTTAGTGTAGTATTTTTAAACAAAGCCACCTCATAATTGTCGGAGGTAGTGGGTAAGAAATTTAAATTGTAAGGAAGTATTACAGCATCTAACGAGGCTGATGCTAGTCTGATGGACACCAGCGGTTTAAATGTTGTTGTTATATATGAACCCGATGTAGCAGACACCATTCTGGCTGAGTGTTCTTGCGACACTGCTTCATATCCACCCTCAGACATAACAGAAGAACATATCTGTTTCATTGCTGAAGAAGATGCTACAGTACCTGTATTAGTAATTTCATAACGAACAGGAAGAATAGCTGTAGTCATATACACAGCAGTTTCTATATTTGAGTTGTGGAAAGTATGGGCAACAATAAATTGTCCATTGATAACAAAGCCGCATCTCACACTACCAACACCAAGCCATTCAAAATCCATGAACAAGATTTGTGTTTTAGTCAGATCTAATGTTATACCACTAGTACCTGTACCATCCAGCTTATCCCCATTCCAACTAGCCTTAGCTGCATATCGTGCATCACTCACACTACCACTGGTAGATGTTCTTAAAACAAAGGTAATACCATTAGCACCTTGTTCTAAGAACACACCATTGGCTGTACCAAAGTAACCAACCCTTTGTCTTAAATTGGTCTTAGCTGCATCCATCTTGAATGTAGCTAATAACAACAAGCTCTTACCCGGCTGATAAGGAAACACTCTAAATGTCTGTCTCACCACTTCATCACCTGAAGTTGTAGACACAGCCATATTTACAGAAGACTCATTAGAGAGATGAGTAGCTGCTCCAGAACCAGCAGTGGAGGTACTGAATTGTGAATCAATACCATACCTATTCTGGCTATCAAACAATGTATAAGGCTGACTAACCCTTATCCTTCCAAAGGCATCAGTGTTAGTTCCACCAATGCTAACAGTGTTGCCGCTGCCAGCAATGCGTACTAGTTCTGGATAGCTGGTAATGCTCATTTCTTCTTAGGCTTCACTTTAGCTTCAGACAAGGCAATGGCAATGGCTTGCTTGGGGTTCTTAACAACCTTGCCACCTTTACCACTGTGCAAGCCTTTGTCTTTAAACTCACCCATCACCTTAGCCACTTTAGCTGTTTGCTTTTTAGTAGCCATCAGCACTTACCTTTTTTAGCCATGCCACCATTAGCCATAGCTGTCTTACCTTTAGGCTTACCAACACCAATCATGATAGCCACCATAGGCTTACCGCCCTTACCTTCTTTGCCCTCTTTAGCCATACACTTACCAGCAGCTTTACACTTGGCTGGTGAGGGGCATCCCTCACAAGGTTTAAACGCTTTCTTAGTAGCCATCATTTACCTTTCTTAGCTGGAGCTTTTTTAACAGCACCGCCCTTAGCCATCATTGGTGTTTTTACTGGCATAGCATAACCACCACCCATCATCTTCTTCTTTGCATTAGTGGCTGTACGGCTACCTCGAACAGGCATACCACCATACATCATCTTCTTCTCAGGAGCCTTAGTAGCTTCAAAAGCTTTACGCTCTAGCTCATTAGCCCTGTCCAAGTAGGTGTTACGCACCTCTTGAGGGACAGAAGTGTCCTTAGCCTTCTCACGGTACATCTTAACTTTCTCTGCATCGGTAGCCATAGTTTCTCCTTTTAGTTACCACTTAACCTTGTCTGCCCAATATGCAGCAGACATCTTACCCTTGTTAATGTTCTCAGCATGACGAGCTTTGAAGCTCTTCTGCCTAGCCTTGTCCTTAGGGGTGTCTGGACTAGAGCCAGCACCACTAACACCTTGTTGTCCAAACCTAATGAGCTTCACTGTGTCACCATCTTTAGCTAACACAGCATGACTCTTCGTAGGATGTTTTGGTGTAGCCTTAGGTTTGTTATACCCGCTAAACTCTTCACTACCTTTTTTAATCATCTGAACCCCTTCACCTTCTTAGCAATTTCTTTAGGCTGTTTAACAAACTGCTTACCAGCCTTTGTACCTTCACGCTTAGCTTTGGTGGTGGCTGCATACTCAGCAGAGCTTAAAGACTTAATGGCAGCTTCAGGCAGATAACGCTCTCCTGTTTTAGCAGAAGGCTTACCAGACTTTGTTGTCCACTTCTGGTCTGTCCAATCCTTTAAAGACTTCTGAGAAGGCTTCATTTGTAACCACCACCAGCAGCTTTGTATTTCTTAGCAACAAGCTGTGCTTTCCTAGCAGACCATTCACCAGCATCCCCACCCTTAGTGCCAGCTTTAACACTGGCTACCAACGCCTTACGCATTGTAGGCTTGGTGTAATTGCCAGCAGCATTAACTGTGCTTTTCTTTGTAGCCATGTTCTTTCTTCCTTGGTTGGTGTCTGTGTTCTTTCCATCCCTCAGCTCTCATAGCATCTTCAACTCTGTCTAAGGGAAATACATATCCTGTGTTTTTCTCCAGTGCTGCTCTAACATAATAGACATCACTGTGGAATAGGTGCATCTTGTCTACATAACCTCTGTGTAACGCTAGTGAAGCTTGTGTAGCCACACTGTAGGGGTATGTGTTTGTTAAACCTCTGTCATCTAGCTCTTGTCGGGTGTAATAGTTCATAATGCTTCATGCTAACACACATAGCCTAGCTAAGGTGGTATGGTAGCATTTAT